CAAGCAGCAGGCACAGGAATTCTATCGGCAGAACAAGGCCGACATGGACGCCGGCGGGCAGGTTGCGTGGGAACTGGACAAGCTGCCGGATGAGTTGACCGCGCTGCAGTCGATGATGACGGTGAGGGCACTGGATCCAGAATTCTTCCGGCGTGAGATTCAGCAGGAAGGCACCGCACCAGTAAACAGCAGCGGGATGCGACTGGACACCACAGCAATTCTCAGCAGGCTATCACAGCACGAGCGGGGCAGGATTCCAAGCAACGCCAGCCACGTGACCGCATTCATTGACAGCAGTGACCAGGTGCTTTGGTGGATGGTCTGTGCATGGGAACGGGACTTTTCCGGCGTGATTGTGGATTACGGAACGTGGCCGGATCAGGGCAGGCCGATTTTCTACAAGTCGGATCTGGTCCGCAGGATATCACAGGAGAAGCCCGGGGCATCGTGGGAAGAGGCATTCGCGCACGCACACAATGAATTGGAGCGGGAGTTGGTGCAGCGATTCCCCGAGCTGGATCTGATCCTGAAGGACTGGTCGGACGGTGGCCAGAAACCTCGTATCGAATCGCAGGTTTCGGCATCAGCAAACCGCAGCCGCATCAGGCCGTCAAAGGGGTTCGCACCGCGACCGGGACGCAAGCCGGTGCATCTGTGGGGGGATCAACACAGAGACCGCCAGACGGGGGCGTATTGGCTGGAGAAGCGAAGCGAAGGCATCCACCATGTACAGTACGACGTGAACATATGGAAGAGTCACGCAGCCCGCAGACTGATCACAACAATCGGGGCACCGTCTGCCGTCTTGCTGCCGGGCAGTGATGAGCGGGCCAACCGATTGCTGGCGGAGCATTTCACAGCTGAAACCCCGAAGGCGGTGAGTTATGATGGGGCGACCGGGGTTGCGTGGGAATTGCTGGTCGGGCGGGATAACGACTGGTGGGACTGTTTCGTCGGGTGCAATGTGGCCGCAAGCATCTGCGGCGTGGGGGTGGCGAATGAGCGGACAGGGAGCAAGCAGCGGCGGACCTTTGCATTACCCGGGGGCGTCCGTGGCTGATCGTGTTTTTCAACTGCCCGGAGGATTGCCGTGTCAGCACTGCGGAGAGGTGCTGACGCGAGTGCAGCACACACGGACCACACCGGGCTTTATTCTCTGGGAGCGGCATTGTCCAGCCTGCGGGCGGATCAATACGACGTCAGAGCGTATCGTGGCGGTGCGTGAACGTCACGGAAAGTTTAATGAGCCGATGCAGTAGTTGGCACTAATGCCAGCATGTTGTTTCTGTGCGTGGTGTGGTGTGCCATTATACGGGCATGACCACACCAGCCGAACAACTTGCAGCCGACGTGAGCAAGCCCGCAGCTATCAGCAATGATGGTGTAAGTGTGAGCAATCGCAGCCTCACGGAACTGATGGAGTACGAAAAGCATCAGGCTGCGAAGTCTGCTGCCGCATCCCCGAAGGCGTGGTTGCGTGGTGCCATTCTAAAAATCGTCCCGCCCGGAGGTCACTGAGATGGCCCGGCGTGGACGACACAAGCAGCCCGCGAAGGCACCGCAGCAGATGGTGCGTGCAAAGTTCGATCTGGCGCAAACCACGCCGGACAACCGCAGGCACTGGACGAACGCGGATGGATTGGCGGCACGAGCTGCAATCAGTCCTGCCGTGCGGCGTGTTGTACGCATTCGGTCCCGATACGAGGCGGACAACAATTCATGGTATGCCGGTATCCTGCGAACAGCCTCCAACCATATCGTCGGCGCAGCAGGCCCGCGATTACAGGTGCTGACGGCAGACACCGACGCGAACCGCCGATTAGAGTCCGCCTGGCGTCAGTGGTCACACCGGGTGAAGCTGGCCGACATTCTGCGCACGTGCGTTGAAGCGTACTGGCGGGATGGCGAAGTCTTCATCATGCGGGGCAATTCGATCCGGTTTCCGCTGGGGCTGGATCTGTTGGTCCTGGAGTCTGACCAGATAGCAACACCGTGGCAGCAGTCGCAACTGGTGGACCCATTCGTGGACGACGGCATCAGGTTCGATCGCGCGACGAACGAACTGGAATTCTACGTCTATGATCATCACCCCGGACTGAACACGCCTGTGAGCACATTGCAGGGGCAGTGGTACGCTGCGCGTGAGGTCTGCCACCTGTATCGGGCTGAGCGACCGGGGCAAACCAGAGGCATCCCGCGAGCGACACCCGCACTGCAGACGCTGCCAATCATGCGACGGCAGGAACTGGCCACGCTGTACTCAGCAGAGACCGCCGCGAATTTTGCCATGTATCTGAAGAGCAATTCGCCCGCCATTGATCCTGCGGACAGCCCGGCAGACTTCGCAGAAATCGAGCTGACCCGCAACATGTTGACGACGTTGCCTGCAGGTTGGGAAATCGGACAGGTCGAGCCAAAGCAGCCAGGACCGTTGTATGAAATGTTTCAGCGGCAGGCCCTGATGTCGTTTTGCCGTTGTACGAATATGCCGTACACACTGGCAGCAGGCACGGGCAAAGACGCGAATTTCTCGTCCTTTAAGGGCGACATGAAAAACGTCTGGGAACCCGAGGTACAGGTCGAGCAAAACCGCATTCAGATGGACATCGTAGAACGGTTGTGGCAGTGGTTTCTGGAGTCTGCTGTTTTCGTTCCGGGGCTGCTGAATGGTCTGCCTGCCATTGCGGATATTGAACACCGATGGCACTGGCCACCGCTGCCAGAACTGGATCAGGTTGAGAGTGCACAGGCCGCTGAGATTCGATTGCGGACCGGTCTGGCAACACCGACCGAAGAGCACGCACGCAGGGGCAAAGATTGGGATCTGGAGTCTGTGCGTGGGGCTTCTGACTTCGGCGTGAGTGTTGACGCATACCGGAAGGCGGTGTTTGCCCAAACGTTCCCGGTCACGGGCACGCCACAGGCCCCCGGTGTGCCGACTGATACGAGCGTGACGACATCCAGCACGGCAGTTGCTGACACTGCCATGAACGGGGCACAGGTCACAAGCATTGTTGCCATTATCGGGCAGGTGGCTGCAGGAGTCATTCCGGCGGCGTCTGCAAAGGCCCTGATTCGATCGGCATTCCCGCTGATTCCACCAGCAAACATTGATGAGATGTTGGCCCCGTTCGCGAACGTGGCACAGCAAGCGCCAGCAGCCCCGCAGCAACCCCCCGCTGCGGCTGCTGGTGAATACACGACGATCGGACAGCGGGCCTTCAGCAACAACCAGAAGCGAATCCGCAAGACGCTAGACAGCCTGACATCGGGCGAGATTTCCGAGGTAATGGCGGACCAGACTTTGCAGTCTATCGGGCTGAGTCCGGAGAGGTCTCGGGCACTGATTGACGACGCACTTGGAAGCGGTGTGACGGATGACGAATTGCAGCAGGTGGACGCTGCAGACGGTGACATCATGGCTGCACTGTCTGACGTGGACTTGACGCCGTCAGAGGGCATGAAAGAGGAAGCGCAGCGCGGTCTGGATTGGCGCAGCGAACACGGACGCGGCGGAAGTCCGGTCGGCATTGCACGCGCTCGAGACATTGCAAACGGCAAGAGTCTATCACCTGAGACCGTCAGCCGGATGGTTTTGTTTTTCAGCCGTCACGAAGGCAACAAAAAGGCCGAAGGGTTTTCACCCGGAGAAGATGGATTCCCGAGCAATGGCCGCATCGCGTGGGCACTGTGGGGCGGCGATGCTGGCGAGACTTGGGCGCGGTCGAAGTTTGAGCAACTGAAGAACGCTCGCGAGGTGGCGCAATGAAGAACATCAGCATTACGCAGCGTTTACAGTTGCAGTCAGCCGACGGCGCAAAACCGCGACGGTTTAAGATCGAGGCGTACAATGGCGGTCTGCTGCCGGTCGATGGGTTTGAGTATCCGGTGGTCGTGGATCTGCAGGGGCTGCAGACACCGAACCAGATCCCGATTTTGATTGATCATCGGAAAGAGGTAGAGGCCACACTGGGCATCACCGACGCGATAGCGAACACAGGCGAAACGCTGACACTGGCCGGACTGGTCACGGGTGTGTCGCCATTGGTGCAGACTGTGCTGGCACAGGATGCAGCCGGGCAAACTTGGCAGGCGTCAATCGGGGCGCGTGTGCTGGAGTCTGTGGAAGTCCCCGAGGGTCAGGTTGTCAGTGTGAATGGCCAGGAGATTTCCGGGCCGTTTGTATTGGCTGTGAAGAGTGTGTTGAAAGAGACCTCGATACTGCCGCTTGGTGCGGATTCGAGCACGTCAGTCAATTTGGCTGCATCCGCAGCCGCAGCATCGAAAGGGCTGGTTATGTCGTTTGAAGATTGGGTGAAGAGTTTGGGGCTGGATTCCAGCACCATGAATCCGGAACAGCAGGCTGCGTTGCAGGACGCCTATGCCGCAAAGATGAAGGTGGCTGCTGCTGCCGACAACATGCCGGAGAAAAAGCCGGAGCCGATGGCAGCCGTAGCACCGACCACCGCAGCCGCTGCTGCACATGTGGATCTGATGGCCGGATTCCGCCAAGGTCTGGCTGCTGAGCATCGCCGAGCGTCCGCAATCAATGCCGCTGCTGGTGGGTTCCATGACATCGCAGCCACTGCAATTGAGCAGGGCTGGAGTGTTGAGAAGACCGAGCTGGAAGCCTTGAAGCGGCAGACTGCACAGAACCGCACGCGACCAACTTCGTTTACAGCCGCACAGGGCAACGGGGATCAGACTCGAATCCTGCAGGCCGCGCTGTCAGTCGCACGCGGGCACAAGGCCGAGAAGCATTTTACCGACGCCGAACTGCAGGCCGCACACAGCCAGTACCGTGGCCGTGTTGGTCTGCAGCAGGTGATCATTCAGGC